TTTTTTTGTTTTTTCTGCAAAAATCTTACAACTATTTGTTTTTTCTCTGTATTTTGTTGGTCGATCAAATTTTTTCCTTTGGAAATGTAGGGGGTTACCCGGACCGAATCACCCGGCGCGGATAATACCAGGGGACCCTACCCGGTGTCAATGGAAAAGATTCCGCTTGACAAGGGGTTGACGGGGTGATTCGTGCAAATATTTCACTTTTAGATCAAACTGTTGCAAAAGAGAGACGATTCGGCAGCCTTTTCAGCATAATCAGTCACGTCTATAAATATACAGATAGGCGGCTTGGATATACGTTACGTTATACTATAACAGTTTGACCACAAACGAAAAGCCCCTGTTGATAAGGGGCAATCCTGATAGGTTTAAACTGTTAAGGAATAGGCGTTGCCTATCAGCCTTGCGCGATTAGATCGGCCTTGCGTTTGCTTGTGCCATGGGCAGGGAAGCCGACAATGGAGTCGCGTTGCTTCTGGCATAGGCCGCATGAGGCGCAGGATACGTCGTCACGTTGCGTTGCGGGGCATACAACAACCTTGCGGCCCTTTGGCGTCACTGTGTTCTGCGTTGCGTCATGGGGCAGGACAACAACAACCGGGGCAATGCCTAGATCAACAAGGGAGTCGGCATGGGCTAGGGTATTGCCTGATAGGTTAACAGTAAACCCGCCCTTGTTAGCGTCCCGTATCGCGTCCCGTTCCTCCTGTGATGCAAGGGGCTTGTGGGTATAGGTAAAGCCACGCTTGCCCTTGTTAGCCTTTACCAGAAGGGCCAATGCCTGAACGTCTAGGGTATCGCCTGCCCCTATCAAGTCACCCGCTTGATTGTGACGCCACAATTGCCCCTTAATGAGGCGCGAAACCTTATCAAGGAAAGCCCCATAAGAGTCACCGGATAGGCCGTTAGTCACCTTGCGCCAGTGAAGGGCCAAAGGGCCGCTTGCCGCATAGCAGCCGTTAGCGTTATTGAAAGGGCAGGCCGAAGGGCAAGACTCCGCGCTTGTGGTGGATACTGGAATCGGTCCAGTTTTGACGTTGCGCGACACTAGGGTCAAATGTGTTTGCATGATCTAGGACTCCTTTACCTGATAGTGACTCGCGATTTCTTCCCAGTTCACATTAGCTAGCGCCATTTCGAGTAGGTCGCTGGCAAGGCCAAAGTCAGAAATAGTCCCCGATATCACATCCTCGGCGACTTCCCTAACCCAATGCGAGTCAATGTTCATAGACGACTCCGAATCCGTCACCAACGAGTCGGCAAGCCATAGGTTTACAAGCCAAGTCTCTTTGTTAGTCCATCCGTTGTATTGCATGATCTAGGCTCCTTATATGGCGTTGACGTTTATCACAAGGCAAGGCTTTCCAGCTTGTGCCATATCGTCTCGCAGGCTTTCCGCTTTTGCCAGAGTGAACGGCCCAAAGGGCAAGACACGAATACCAGATTCGGTTTCGACGGCCAGTGCATAGGTGCAGATCATTTTAGAGTCCTTTACGTTCAGTGATTGTTGACAGGATAGCAGATTGCAGATCACGGGGCAGGGTATGGAAAGCAACCTTGACTCCCAGAATTTCAAGGGAAAAAACCTGAATTTCGGGAGGTATGTCGTCAAAATCGCCGTAAGAGGCGAGAAAATCAACGTCAATGTCGTCACTGGTATAGGTTGAGTAAACGGCGCAAGGCATGGCTCAATCTTCCCTTTTATAGCGTTTCAATTCTTGGACAGATACGACACTGGACTCGGGATAGTCCATCTGGACAGTGTCCCATGCATCTTCCCTGTCATATGCGGTCAATTCTACGCTGAATTCTTCCCCTAATTCATCAGCAAGAATAACGTGAAATTTCTTCATGGCTGGACTCCTATTCAGCAAAGATAACAAGGGCGGCAAGGCCCCAGATTGACAGGATCAAAATCGCAATTTCCATTATTTCGACTCCTCAATCAAGCGGGAAACAGTTGATTCGCTAAGATAGGCAAAGGGGAGTCCATTGACAGTTGCGCGCCATTGATAGTTGCGGACATGCTGAAAAAGGAAGATTCCGGCTTGATAAGTCAAGGAAGGGTCGAGTTTCATTTTATTCACCTTGTTTTGCGTTTCCGTTGTATTGTTTGTGACATAGGCGAATCCGATTCGCAATAGGGCAAAACAAGAAAAACGAAAAAATTTGCACTATATAAGATAGGGAAGGATTCTTGCAAAGGCGCTTGACAAGCTGGGCCGAATCGCCTAGATTGATTCTATTGAACAAGGGAAAGCCCTGCCGGGAACGCGCAAGCGTTTCGCAAAAATCACCCCGGCTGCGCGGTCGGAATCCACTGTAACAAAAAATGTTACTTGACTCGACGTGCGAATCGTGCGAGACTGGAGAGTCATGCCTTGACCAAGACCAGAACGAATCGGGAACGTCGTGCCGCAGTGCAGCATTGCAGGTGCAGCATGGAATCGACAAGGTTCGACCCCCCCACAGTGGAAATTAAGGGTGAACCCCCCACAGTGGAAATTGTTCAGGAACCCCCTACGGTGGAAATTTTGGGGCTGACCCCCACGGTGGAAATTTGTAGTTGACAACCACAAACGAATCGACTAAGCAGATCATAACGAAAACGGAGACAGACAATGACAAACGCACTGGAAGTGAAGACAAAGAAAACCTACGATAGCTGGGGCCACGAAGGTGTTTGTACCTACCAGCGCATGTCCGAGTGGTTCAACGGTGAAGGTCGCTACACAGAATACTGGGCAACAGTCTATTGCTCTGACACTTCGACGGGACATGGTTGGGGTGGTCAGATGAGCAAGACAGAATGGGAGAACCTGAAATGACAAACGACGAACAGATGTTGCAGATAGCACTAGAGGCTCTGGTAGAGGTTGCAGAGAAAGAACACCCGATCAGCATGATTGCTGTTGCAGCCCTTGCAAAGATCAAACTGGCAAAGTTGGAGAACCTGAAATGACTAACGACGAAGCCATTAAGAACGTCCGTGAAATGGGTCACATCTTTGCTGTTTTATTGACCACAATCACAGGCAAGAGCATCGACGATAAGAGTGATCTGATGAACGGTCTGGCAGCATATGAGGTACTGAAACTCAAAGGCGAGTTTGACTGGGTTGATGAAAGTGTTGACATCGTACTGCGAATCGTATATGACTTGGCTAAGGAACAGTTGGAGAAATGATGATGAACTACGATGACATGACCACAAGCGAAATCAAGAAGCTGCTGGTTGAAAAGATGCTTGAACTAAAGGGTGTCAACTACGCCTTTGGTTGGTTGAAGACATCTTACATCTTCCCAATGGGCGAAGAGATTGAGCGGTCTGTGGCAATCAAACAACTCAAAGAATTTGACAGCGAGGTGGTCTGACATGTATACCGAGAACATCATTCGTGACCTTCTGGACCTGATCCATGACGTTAAAGCTGCTGGTTGCCGTACCTATGACAACCACAAAGACGCTGATCGGTCACTCTCAAATGCAGAAAATGGCGACTTTCCCTCAGATGCGTATTACACTGTCTCTGAAGGTCTGGTAGATGCCTCGCAGGCTCTGGACAAAGCTAAGGATGACTTTGGCAACATTGAACAGATGCTGTTGAAGATCATCGAAGACATCAAGATGGAAGAACTCTCATATAAGGTGCAATCGAAATGAACAACGCAATCATCAATCTGACTTGTCTGTGGTTTGTGATCTTGTCTGTGGTTGTTATCGCAGCCCCCAAGACTGTAGGGACGTGGCAGGCACAAGTGGAAGAGGGCTTCTTTGAAGAAGCTGAACGGCTGGGGATTTGGGGTGAGTGATGTACACAAAAGAGGAACTGCTTGAGCATCTGGAAGAGTTGAAGATTGGCAAAGCTGAAATTGACAAAGCCAATTACTACAAAATGCACGACAATAATCACTACGACAAAGAAATTTATCGTGTAAAGAAGTTGATAGAGTTTATTGAACTTGGTGTGGAGTTTGAAGAGTCTATTTCAGGCTGTATCAAAATCTTACGGAAAGGTCGTAAGAGCCTTATCTATGCACTAATGACTGGAAATTGGAGAAATGAGGGTAAGAACAAATGGTATCGTAGTGGCGATGTCAAGAAGTTTGTAGAGAAGTTTGTGCTTGACGAATCAGTCTAGATCATGTATCTAGAATACAGAACGTAGCAAAAGGAGACTACAATGTCTGTTATCGAAACAATGTCCCCAACTGTGGTGAAAGATTTTATCAAAGGCCGTGGCACCCGTATCGCTACTGTGACCTTTCTCAAGGCTGATGGCTCTGAGCGCATTGCCAACGGTCTGTTCCGTCCTTCGTCGCATATCATTGGCTCTGACCGTGGCTTCAAGCAGTCGGAACACATGAAGGCCATTGGGTTGCAGCCCTTCTATGACCTACAGAAGAAAGCATGGATCAGCTTCTATCTGGACCGTGTTCTGACTGTCAAATAGTCAAAATCACCCTATAAGGGTCTGACCACAAAAGGAAAACACTATGAACACCGTCTCACCTTTTAGCCCTGAACATGAAGCCATTGACGACCAGTGGTCAGAGTTCTTCGAGAAGTATCAATCCCAGATGCCTATGAACGCCACCTCTCTGACCCTTGGTGCAATCATCCTGACCTTCTTGGAGATGTACAACCCCCCGGTAGAGGAAATTACTCCTGTGCTTGTTGCCACTCTTGTTAGCTATGCTGAACGACAGAAACCTGAACATGAAGGATACATGAACTGATGGCTAAGTGGCAACCAATCGAGACTGCACCAAAAGACTACAGGATCATACTGGCCTGTCCTAACGAGGTTGATAGACAGTTTGCTTTCATAACATGGTGGGTTCGTCGTGAAGAGAGGTGGGCAAACAATATCTATGAACGTGAACCCTGTTATTGGCTACCAGTCCCAGAACTGCCAAATGAGAATGAGTTTCTGGTGTCTATCGGTGCCAGAACCCAAAAGGAGAAGTAAATGTTATCAACTTTCTGTCTGGCCCTTGTTGTTTACACTGAGGCAAGGGGAGAACCCCTAGATGGTCAACTTCTTGTGGCAGAGGTAGTACTCAACAGGGTCCAGATGGAACAGTATCCTGACGATGTATGTACTGTGGCATTTCAGCAACACCAGTTCAGTGGCTTAAAAGACACACCTGATCTTGAGACTATCTTTGTTGACCCTGCATGGGAAACATCTATAGACATCGCTGTAGAGGCTCTACAAGGCCCTACCTTGGGGTCAGGTGCCACCCACTACCACACAACCAAAGTCACCCCTTACTGGTCTAAGAAATTGACCCGTGTAGGGAAATACGGTAGACACATCTTCTATACAGGATACTAAGATGAGCGCGTCAGAACACCCTACCACAAAAGAACAGTACCTAGTCCCTATCCACAGCCTCATCAAACAACTAGAACAGATGGCTAGTACCTATGAGTGGAATGGTGAACTTGACAAGTGTGACGCTGTCCTGCTAGAACTACAACATGTACGACACTATCAGATCACAACTGGTAGTTTGTGGTTCCCACTCTTCTAAGGAGATAGACATGATTAACCTACTACAGAAATGTGCATCCTGTGGTGTCAGTCTTGATGACGATCTGAACATCTTATGTGAACTGTGTGAAGAACACCAAGACAGCCTAGAACCTGATCTAGATGACTATGAAAGTGAAGAAGACCATGAGTGACTATCTTGAACAGGTATTGGGTGAGGATTGGAAGAGTATCTTCAATGTAGAGGACTTCTCTTACCTCCTCCGATATTACCTTGAAGATGATCCTTTTGACATCTTATCGGATGATCCTTGAGGTATATAGGGATCGGTGGCGGAAAGGTTCTTTTAGTAAGTGGTTGTACAGTTGGGTGTTGTCAAGGTGCGCGAAGAAAAATATTTCTCGTTGACAGAGCGAACTGTACAACATAACTAGAGCAATGGACCCTATCAAGGAGAGAAGACATGAGTGACGAAGTTCAAGAAGACCCCTTCTACATTGTGGTAGATAAAGTCAAGGAACATGAAGATGGTGGCGCTACCTACACCTTCGAGATGAACCACAAAGCTACACAAGCTATGTGTCAATATGGTCTAGAACTTGTCCTGATCTGTGCAGCCTATGGAGTTGACATTCAGGACGCTTTTGAGAGCATTAGGAAACAACATGTATGAACAAGTAGAACTGATCCATCAACCCTGTCCATACGAAAAGTGTGGGTCGTCTGACGCTTTTTCTTGGAACACTAAGCACCAGATTGGTCAATGCCACAGTTGTCACACGGCCTACCCCAGCAGTGGGAATAAGGTGTTTGACTGGGCATCTAGGGCCTATCCTCTAAAGAAAGACAGAGCCGTGATTAAACTTGTAGAACCTGCCCAAAGGGTAGATGATGAACAAGGTGTGTGGATGCACAATGGGCATCGTAAGGTCACAGCAAGAACTATGGAGTTCTTTGGTGTAAAGACTTATGTGGAAGGTGAAGTACCACTTAAACACACCTACACCTATCCTGATGGGTCCACTAAGACTAGGGTGTTCCCCAAGGAGTTCTTCACTGGTAAGGGCTTCAAGTCTGACAAGCTGTTTGGTATGGACAAGTTCCCTGCTGGATCAGCACAGGCTGTGACCATCACTGAGGGTGAACTTGATGCCATGTCTGGCTATCAGATGATGGGTCAGAAGTATCCCTTTGTGTCGCTACCTTCTGCAACACCTAACAAGCGTCTGCTAGAGAACTGCAAAGACTGGTTGGGGTCGTTCAAGAAGATTTACTTGTCTCTTGACACTGACGACAAAGCAGAGAAGTTTGCTATCTCTTTGATGCACCTGTTCCCCGGTCGTGTCTATCGTGTACCCCACGATGTCTACAAGGATGCCAATGACTTCTTGATGGCTGATGCTTCTGAGGGTTTCTCTAAGGCATGGTTCAGTGCAGGTCTGTTCACCCCTGACAACATCTATGCTACAGAAGAAGACTTCCTAGAACTGTTGCATGATACACCTGACCATTCCTATGTTCCTACTGGGATCATTGGTCTGGACGATAAAATCCTTGGACTTATGCAAGGACACTTCACTGTTATCAAGGCACCTACTGGCATTGGTAAGTCAGAGTTCATGCGGTATCTGGAATACAACTTCATCAAGAACTATCCCGAGGTGAAGTTTGCCACATGGCATCTGGAAGAGACTAAGCTACGTTCACTTCTTGGTGTTGTTTCGTACTATCTCAAGGACAATCTTACCCGTAAGGATTTGATCCAAGAGAAAGGTCGGTTGCAAGATGTAGAAGAGGCTATCCGATACATCACGAACAACACAGGATACATGCAGTTTCACCTTCGTGAAGAAGATGGTGCTGATGAACTGATTGAACAGATCAGGGTTCTAACGCAGGTCTATGGCTGCAAGTATGTGTTCTTTGAGCCTATCCAAGACGTTGTGACAGTATCCAGTGACGAAAGCAAAGAGTCCCTGTTGGCAGAACTGTCTGTTCGTCTGTCTAAGCTGGCTGCTGATCTGAATGTTGGTATCGTTACGATTGGTCACACAAACGACAATGGCGACTTCAAGTATTGTCGGATGATTGGTCAACGTGCCTCTGTCATCATTGATTTAGAGCGTGACAAAGAGGCAAGCGATATGCTAGAACGTAATACTACACGGCTTGTGGTTAAGAAGAACCGTCCGTGTGGTCTTGAAGGAAACTCTGGTGAACTTCTCTTTGATGGAGAAACCTTCACCCTGACAGAAAAAGGAGTAGG